GGCTTTTTCTTTTCCGCCGGGGCTTTGCTTTTAACAAGTTCCGCCAACGTCAGCGAAACAATATTGTTTGTCAAATCCGGTTCGTTATCCAATGATATTTCCCCGGAAACCGCCGTAAATGTATTATCCCGTTTTTCGTCCTCAATTGCTGCCAACTCCAAAAGATACGGGATTTTCTTTGCGTTCGGGCTGTCTGTTTGGTCTTTCAAATTGTACGTCGGTTTCTTTCGCCAATCTTTCGGGCTAAAATTGAAAACACGGTCAATCGGAATATCCGGGAAATTTTCGTTCCACATCATTGCATATAAGTGCAACTGAATTTCTGCTTCTTCGTAAAATCCTTTGCGCCCGCTTTTGAAATCCACAATTGCGTTTATGTATTCTTTTGAACCGGGCTTTGATAACATCGTACACGGTAAATCAATCATTCCGGCGTAATTATGAACGGGGTGTACCAACGCAATTTCCACGGCTAACGGTTTAACGTCATAATCCAAAACAAATTGCGCAAATGCCAATATGTCCTTTTTGAAATCATCAGCGTAATAAATGAAATCGGCTGGCAATTTGTTGTTATCAATATAATCTTTTAATTTGGCTTTCAATCCGTCCAAATCATAAACCCGGTTAATTATAAGTTCCTCAAATTGGGCGTGCATAAATGTACCATACGCCGCCCGTTCTGCTTTGTATCGTTCCGCCTCGTCAATACCTTTGTCGGCAATCCATTTTATCAGAAACGGCGATTGTGGCATTGTTTGGGACAAAATTGTTGTAACTGACGGATAAAATTCCGGGGTTCCGTTGTCGTTAAACTTGTAATAATATCGGTGTCCTTTGCTGTTTAGCTGCCATACTTTATACGGCGGTTCAATCAACGCACCATCAAAAAACATTGCTGTCATTTCCTCAACCGTCATGCCCGGCACAATTTCAAAAGCCCCGGCGGGCTGTTCTATTTCGACGGCATCCAATCCGGGGACAATCTGTTGTTCATCGTTTATTTCCGGGAATTTATCGGCGGGCAATTGTCCCATTGCTTCCGCCAACTTCTTAACCGCATTTACTGCGTTACCCATTGTGTTTGCAATACTTTTTTCCGGGTTTTCCGGCTGTTTCTTTTTCGCTCTCATGTTATTTGCTCTTTAATTCGTTAAACAATACATAAACCATTAATCCACACATTGCAGAAAACAAAAAATGGATATAATTCCAAAATCCGGCAATAAAACATATTACTCCGAAAATGCTAAATATCATTGCAAAAACCTTTGATTGCCACGCATCGGAAAAGAAAACATCAACCATCTTTTCCATTTTTTCGATAAACTTCTTTTTCATGGTTTTAATCCTCCATACCAAACAGATAATCGGCGGAACAACCGCACATTTCGCAAATTATTACTACCCATTCCGGCACAATCCTTTTGGTTGTCCCGTTGCAAAGATTTGTCATATTTACCTGCTGTGCGCTTTCGCTTGCGCCCTCAAATAAACGGGCTGCAATATCCTTTTTCAATACCTTTTTTCCGTTCGCCTCGGAACGGGCGATTGCTTCATTTACTCTCAATTTCATATTGTTTTATTTTTATGGTTATTACTCTACATGCCCGCAATGTTTGCAGGTTTTTTCCTCAAATATCGGTTCGTATTCATACGGGGTTAAATACCCATCGCCGCCGCAACATTTATAATCGGCGTCGGTAACTTCCATTTCTCCGCCACATACCGGGCAATCTCCTTTTCCGACCAATACCAAATTCAGAAATGCGTCCAAATGTTCGGAACGTACAACCGATATTCCGGTTGCTTTGATAATGCCGACAACATCAGAAACCGGAACGTCACGTTCGATACTATCAAACAAAGTGCATCCCCAAAATTCCGGGTCGTCTTGTATCATTTCCTTTTGGATTAATTGATTTACAATGATTGTTTCAACTTCTGTTGCTTTCTTTCCGGCTGCTTTCGCCAAAATGTTCAATTCTTTGTCTTTTCTGATATTCATATTATTTCGCACTATCCCCGTGCGTGGGCTTAACTTCAATGCAAAGGTACAAATATTTTTTTTACTACCAAAGATAAATACTTTTATTTCAAATTTATTTTTGCGGGTTGTTTTGCAATTTACGGCAAACAATATATTTTTGTGGTACCGCATCAACCAAATATCGCTCTCGGTTACTGCGTAAAATTCCCCCGGTGCATATTGATTTATGACGCCGGGGGAATTTTTATTTCTTACTCTGATAATACAACCATTTGTAAATTTCGCCGTAATATCCGGTTTCCAATACTGCTTTTCGTATGGTCTTTGCGTCGTACTCGCCAAATGTTACGTACTCATATATTGACGGGTTTTCATGCAACGCAAATTCAAATGTTATGTCAATATATGCGTCGCCGACCTTGTTAAACGCATGGTCAATCGGTATTGGGACGTTTGTTTTTCCCTCACAATAAAGAATCCGTTCCGGGAACGCCTCGCAAAGTAAATGGGAATTTCGATAACATTCTTTCGGCTTTGGCTTAATTACGTGCCGTATGTAGTCCAATTCGTAATCCTCCAATACATCAGCCGCCGGAACTATTTTAACGGGCTTTGCGGCGTTTAATAAGTCTTGGAAATACGCTTTTTGTCTTTCGTGCAAAGGTAGTTCCAACATCATTTCAATTTCTTTTATTATTATACTTTCCATACAATTTGTTATTCCGTCCATTCCTCAATATACATTTCATACGCTTCTTGGCAATAACGCCCCTCACAACTTATATATCCATTTGGGACGCCGTGGGTTCCTTTTTCGTCATCATCCAAAGGACAATATAAACACAAATCGTCGCTTAAATCATCAGCGGTTTTTAATTTAGGGTTCTTTATTTGCCATATACCCAATAATAGGGTGCAATTAATAATACAAAGAAAATTAATATTATCACGTCCATATTTTAACCTTTCATTCTACCAACATAAGACAAATTCAATACATCGTACATTTGCCCCATAACGGCAAATTCTAACATTGCGTCGCTGTTTGCAACGTCGTTTATCCTCAATAATGGGTATTTGTTGCCGTAATCCGTAACGTACCCGTCCGGTTCAATGTCTGAATAAATCCGGTCGTCGTCGTTATTACCAAAGTATTTATTTAGGCTTTGCAGAATATTGTTTTCCAAATATTCATTGCCCAATACTGCTTTTATTTTATCCTGCTTTCTTAGTGCGTATCGCATGGCTTTTAAGTATTAAACCGGGGATTGCTCCCCGGCTGTTTGTTAATTTTGATTTTTCCAAATTTGATAATCATAATAAGATTCAAAGCACATATAGCCCCCGCATACCTTTGTAACCTTTTCCGCCCATGGACATTGTTTCTTTGCTTGGTATCTGCTTTCGGTCTCAACAAATTTTGTTCTCATAATGTTCTCATTTTATTTTCCCTGGGAACCCGCCCAGTCGTTGTTGTTTGACAATGCAAATATACAACCTTTATTTTAATTACCAAAAGAATTTCTTTTTATTTTATCGGAAAATGGCAAAAAATTCTGTTTTTGGTTCAAAAGATAGTTATTTTGGTCGAATTTTCGATTTAAGCCACTTTTTCGGGCGAAATGTGTAATTTATCCATCCGGGAAAGAAAAGCCCGCTAC